ACATGGCCAGTAACCGGAGCAATCACAAAGGCGGTCGTGTAATGGCAAGAATCGTTCTAACAAATGCATATGTTGTATTCGGTACAACTGATCTGAGCGATCACATCGCGTCAGTCACATTGAACTCGACATTCGACATCGTCGAGACAACCGCGTTCGGAAACACAGCAAAGACACGTGTGGCTGGATTAGCAGACAACTCTGTAAGTTTCGAGTTCCACCAGGACTACGCAACAAGCAGCGTCGAACAAACAATCTACCCATTACTCGGAACAGCCGTAACAGTTTCAGTAAAGCCAGTCAATACAACAACAAGCACAGTGAATCCGAATTACGCATTCTCGGCGCTAATTTCAGAATGGACTCCGCTAAATGGAACCGTTGGTGAATTAGCCACTGCATCGGTTACATGGCCGATCAGCGGAGCAATTACAAAAACAACATCAGCATAAACAACTAAGGGGGAAAACAAATGGATGGATTATTCATCAAAGTAAAAACAAACGATGGCACCGATGCAACGTTCCCGTTGCGTCCGCGTATCATCGTGGACTTTGAACAAAAGTACGGAAAAGGACTTGCAAAACTTATCGGCGAAGAGCAGAAACTAGAGCACATCTATTATTTGGGATGGCTTGCACTTCGAGCAAACGGCAAAGTTGTGAAACCCTTCGGGCCTGATTTCTTGGATACATTAGAAGCGGTATCCCTGGACACAGACCCAAATTCCGAATCCACAGAGACAGCCTGACATATTCAATAGCAGCAGTTTCTGTGGAGACAGGGATCGACCCGATCAGTTTATTAGATGCACCAGAAGGCATATTAGAAGCGATCGTGATCTACCTGAAAGAGCGAGCAAAGGCGGTCAATAAAAATGGCGGATGAAACAGTAGTGATATCCGGCATCAAAGAAACCATTGAGTCGCTTAAAAAATTCGACAAGGACGCAGCTCGTCGGCTGAACAAAGTGATCAACGACGAGCTCGCCCTTGCCGAAAGCGCAGCCAGGGCCAAAGTTACAGACGCCCCACCAATGAGTGGCTGGCGCACCGTTGCAGCTGCAAAGGGCCGCACACGCGGTGGGCAAGGATGGCCAGCCTGGGAACCAACAGCGATCCGCCAGGGCATCAAGAAAACCAGAGTTGAAGGCAAAGTCCGATCTGATTACACGACCAGCGCCGGAGCGCTTGTTCAAAGAACAGCAGCCGGTGCCATTTGGGAAGTAGCAGGACGACGCAGCGGCGGATCAGGAACAGGCCGCAACATGATCGGCGTGCTTAACGAAAGATTCAAAGGCGCATCACGTGGCATTTGGGCCGTCGTAGACAAAGACGCAGATAAAATCCGTACCAACGTTCGCAAAGCGATAGAAGATGCACAGAGATTATTAAAACAAAATTTGAACAAGGAGAAGGGATAACCACGTGGCAGTAGGAGCAGTAGTCGCCCGGATTATTACCCAATACTCCGACAAGGGAAGCAAAGCAGCAGCCAGGGATATAAATAAACTTGGCAAATCCTTCGACAAATTTGCAGGCAAAGTAGGCAAAGCGTTCGCCATTGCAGGCGCAGCTGCGGCAGCATATGCGGTCAAGATCGGCGTAGATTCAGTAAGAGCTGCGATCGCAGACGAAAAATCACAGACGCTTCTGGCCAACTCCTTGCGCAATACAACAGGGGCAACCGACGCAGCGATCGCAGCGACAGAAACCTACATCGACCAGATTCAAAGAACCTTCGGAGTTGTCGACGATGAACTTCGTCCGGCGCTAGGAAAACTCGCCTCAATAACCGGATCAATTACGGACGCACAAAAACTTCTAGGCCTTGCCCTTGATGTTTCAGCAGGCGGAAGCGTTGATTTAGGAACGGCAACAAATGCCGTAACAAGAGCGCTGAATGGAAACTACAAAGCCCTGCGCAATATGGGCGTTCCAATTACAGACGCAATGGTTAAATCAAAAGACCTCAATGCCGTCCTGGAAATAACAGCTAAGACTTTTGCAGGAGCAGCAGCGGCAAGAGCAAACACATTCGAATTCAGAATGACTCGGCTCAACATTGCCCTAGATGAAGCAAAGGAAACATTGGGCACAGCCCTTCTGCCTACCCTGGAAGAATTATTCACCACGCTGACGACTAAAGTCATTCCAGCGGTTCAAAAGTTCTTAGAAGAAAACGGGGACAAACTTGTCGCAGCATTCCAAATGGCAATCAAAGCCGTTGTCGGCTTCGGCTTTGTTATCTTCAAAGTCTTTCAATTCGTAGCAAAGAATAAAAACGTATTCATAACACTCGGTGCAATCTTCGCCGCTACATTTGTAGCAGGCAAAGTGATCGCATTCGTCACAGCGATCAGCAAACTCGTAGCGGCATACAAGGCGATCAGAGCAGCAGCCATCGGCGCGGCGGCAGCACAGGCAGCGGCAACAGGCGGAATTTCAGTAGCCGCAGCCGCAGCCGGAGTCGCAGCCTTTGCCGCAACGCTTGGTGGACTTTATGTCGCTGTCAAGAGCGCAAACAGCGCGATGGATGGTCTTGATGAAGCAGGCGAAGATTTAGAATTCTCATTCGACGGTTTAAATGATAAGACTGACGACTTCCTGACAAACCTCAAAGGCCTGAATGTCGATCTTGGAAAGACGACAGCAAAGACAAAGGCACAAACAGCAGCAGACATAGCAGCTGCAAAGGCAAAGACAGTTCTTGCAGCTCTGGCAAAATTAGGCGTAAAGCCAACAACAGAGAAGGATCCGATCCAACTCGAAGCAGCACGCCTAAACCTTCTCAAGCAAAGCAACCTAGAAGAACAGCGCAAACTTGCAGCGATCATGGAAAACATGAAGGCGCAGTTATTGGCAAACGAAGCGGTTCAACGATACGTAGATCTTCTCGGAGTCGTTGCGGATCAAACAATTTCACCAGAGGAAGTAATTCTTCTATCCCTTAAATGGGGCATAAGCCAGGAAGCCGTTGTCGCTTATACGACTGCCGTCTTTGCAGTAAACGATGCAAAACTTTCAACAGAAGAAATCGATCTGCTTGCAAAGCAATGGGGCGTCACAAAGCAACAAGCAGAGATGTACCTGGACTTCTTCAAAGCGATCAACGACGGAAAACTAGATCAATCCGAAGTGAACGCTTTGATGGAAAAATGGAAACTGACCAGCAAAGAAGTAACAGATTACGCCAAGAAGATTTCAGACGGCGTAACTCCATCGGACCTATGGCCAACACCGGGCAACCAGGCAGCAAAGTCTTGGCGCGATGCGCTCGCAGCTCTTAACGCCTACCTTGCAGCAGCAGGCGTCAAACTTGCACCAACAGCGCCAACAGCACCGACAGCACCGACAGCGCCGACAGCGCCGACAGTTCCAGGAGTAACGCCATCTGGCAAAGCAGCAATCGAAGCATTGACGCCAGCACAGGCAGACAAAATTCTCTCAACCATGCCATCTACAGTTGCAACGACGCTAACCCCGGCACAGATTTCTGGAATGCGTTATGCAGCTCAGGCAGCCGCGCAAGCAGAAGCACAGCAGAAGATGCTCGATTCAATTGCACTGAGCAATCCGGTCGCACAAACATCCCTGCAATCAGGACTAGCAGGCGGCGCATCATTGAGCGCAGCGCTTTCAGGATCACGTTATGCAGCTCAGGCAGCAGCCCAATACGGATCAGGAACGACCGTCAATGTGACAGTTCAAGGAAGCGTCACATCCGAAAACGATCTGGTTACATCCATTCGAAACGGATTGCTTCAAGGACAAAATAACGGCCAGGCAATTGTGAAATCAGCGGTGGCCATCTAATGGCAATGCCAACGCTCGGCGTTGCGGTAGATTTTGCCAACGGCCCGGCCTTCGGCAATCCGCTCATTCTTGACGATCCTTCAACGCCGCTCGGCGTGGGCATTTTGGCAGATACGCCTTCAGATGTTGTGGACGTTTCAGACATCACGCTTCGAGCTTCAATTCGCAGAGGACGCAATCGAATCTTGAACAAATTCGAAGCAGGAACCGCAACTATCGTTCTTGAAGATCAGAACGGCGACTGGGTCCCTTCCAATCCAGCATCTCCCTATTACGGCAAACTTGTACCACTTCGCAAAATTAGAATATGGGCAGATTACAATTCAGTCCGCTACTATCTTTATTCCGGCTACATTACGAGCTATGACACAAACTTCAGCGTTGGATTGAACGACCTTTCTACCGTCACCCTGCAATGCGTGGACGCCTTCCGCTTATTTTCTAACGTGGCAATTTCAACGGTTGCAGGCACTTCAGCAGGGCAGACAACAGGGGCGCGGATAGAAAATCTGCTCGACGTTGCAGCCTTTCCACTTTCTCAGCGTGCCATTGACACAGGAGACAGCACCGTCCAGGCAGATCCAGGAACCGAGCGCGACCTATTGAACGCACTTCAAACAATAGAAAACAGCGAGTTCGGTGGCTTTTACATTGATCCAGAAGGTAATGCCACATTCCTCTCACGCAATACCGTGGCACAAAAGGCAGATCAGACAGCAACAGATTTCTCAGACGGCGGAACCGGAATCTCTTATCAGGCGATCGATTTCGCCTACGACGACACCCTGATCTTTAACGACGTGACCGTCAACCGGGTGGGCGGCACAGCTCAAACGGTTCAGGACACCAGCAGCATCGAAACCTACTTCATCCATTCCGGAAAGCGCGAAGGCCTGCTGATTCAAACAGATGCCGAATCTTTAGATCAGGCATCGATGATTCTTCAATCGCGCAAAGATGCAATCTTCCGAATCGATTCCATCGGGCTAAACCTGGCAGACGACACCGAAACCGCCAGGATCGTGGCAGGCCTAAGTTTAGACATTTTCGATTTGGTTAACATTACAAAGACGACCCCGGGCAGCACTTCTGTTACGCTTGAGTTATTCGTACAAGGAGTGCAACAGGACATAACGACCAACACATGGACGACCAGATTGTTCACAGCAGAACCTATAATTCAAGCATTCATCTTAGACTCGACAACTCAAGGAATATTGGATGGCGCAAATTCTGTGCTTTCCTACTGATTAAGGAGCAACAATGGCAAAGCAGACATTTACTACCGGTCAAGTTCTGACCGCAGCGCAAATGACATCGCTGCAACAAACTGCGATGTTAGGCGGAGCTGCAAACGCAAAGACCGCTTCTTATGTTCTCGTTGCAGCTGATGCCGGCGATGCAATTACAATGAGCAACGCAGGAGCAACCACGATCACAGTCAACACCGGATTGTTTGCTGCCGGCGACACCGTGACAATCATCAACATTGGAACAGGCGCCTGCACCATTACAGCAGGAACGGCAACAGTTACAACTTCAGGATCGCTTGTTCTGGCTCAAAATCAGGGCGGCGTTCTTCGTTTCACAAGTGCAAGCGCTGCGATTTTCTTACAGTTCGCAACACCAGCCTCTGGAGACATTGAAGGAGTTACAGCTGGAGTTGGAATTAGCGGCGGCGGAACATCAGGCACGGTTACAATCACCAATTCAATGGCGACAGAGATTGCAGCAAAAGGTGATCTGATTGCAGGTACTGGCTCACAGACTTTCGACAATTTAACAGTTGGCGCAAATGACACAGTTCTTACTGCTGATTCAAGCACCGCAACTGGATTAAAGTGGGCAACACCAAGTGCAGGTTCATCAAATGTCTCTGGTAAAAATGGCGTTCTTAATTCTAACTTTTCAATCTGGCAACGCGGTACATCCGTAAGCGGTGCAGGTGGTGGAGCATATACCGCAGATCGTTGGTTCTTATACGCAGGCGGTCAGGGAACGGTCAGCCGTCAAATAACAGGTGACACAACAAACCTGCCATTCATTCAGTATTGCGCACGCGTTCAGCGCAATAGCGGAAGTTCAGATACAACGAATCTGCCATTCATTCAATCTTTCGAGACAATTAACTCCGTACAATACGCAGGTAAGACTGTTACATTTTCTTTCTATGCTCGCAAAGGTGCTAACTATTCTCCAACTGGCAGCGGTCTAGTGGTAACTCTTGCAACGGGTACTGGTACAGATCAGAATTATGAAAGCGCAGGATATACAGGCGGTGCAACTCCAATAAGCACGACTGCAACTTTGACAACAACTTGGCAACGATTCACTTATACTGCCACTTTAGCAAGCAACATCACTGAAGTGACAACACGCTTTGTCACAGTTCCAACAGGCACAGCAGGAGCAGCAGACTTCTATGAAATAACAGGAGTGCAATTAGAGATCGCTTCTAGTGCTTCAGCATATTCGCCAGCAACGGCAACATATGCAACGGAGTTAGCAGCGTGTCAGCGTTATTATTTCCAAGATCCAGTGGCAATGATTTCAATTGGTTATTCTACAAATGGGTTTAATTGTTTTGATAGGTATTATCATCCAGTGCAAATGCGAGTAACGCCCACAATTACACAAACAGGTGCGCTCGCATTTTCTAGCAATACATCAGCAACGACTTTCACAATTGACTCAACCGGGTCAAATTCGCTTGCAACAAGCCTATTTATGTTAACAGGCGCATCAAATGGTTTAACTTACCTATACCGACCAGTGCAATGGAGTGCGGAGTTATAAAAATGGAATACACATACACAGAAAAGACAGACGAGTTCGGTACGAAGTCAATTACAAGAATCGACCAAAATGGCGTCGAGGCTTGGATTCCTTGTGACCCAGCCAACTCAGACTATCAACGCTATCTTAACCCAGAGGCGAAACAATTCACACCGATTCTGACTGGTGAATAAGATTCTATAAGGAGTAACAATTGCGCACATCACAAGTGACGGTGACAACCTCACCCACGAAGATATTGTCAATAGGCAACATCATTCGTGAAGTTCACATCCACAATGTTCATGGGGATATCTATATCGGCGGAGACAACACCGTTAGCACCACAAACGGCGTTCTTGTTGAGACTAAGGCACATGATGTGATGCAAGTTC